TTCTGACCGCCTGGAAGTGTAGTGATCTCAGTTCCTCTACCACCTTCACGGCGAGGTAACCAGAAATCTTCAAGCATCGACATATGCTTTTTATCATCACGAATTTCTCCTGTGCTTGCGTCATATACAAGTTTGTTTCTGTAACGTGCCATCACGTCACGAAGATATTGTTCTGCCTTTACCTTTGGTAGATTGCCTACATCAATGTAGAAAATTCTACGCTCAGGAGCACGAGATAGACGATAGATAACAAGCGAGTCCTCAATCATTCTTAGTTGATTGAGTGACTTAATTGCCTTATGTAAGAAACTTAATGTGATCTTTTTATTAAGATCCATCAATCCAGAGTTGGAAGTAGCAATAGAATCTGCTGCTATCTTAATACCATTTGCGGTGCTAAAATCTGAAGCAGAATTAGATGGCAAACTTGAACCAAATCCTTTTGGATTGTAGATATAATAATCAATGTAATCGCCCCAATCATACTCAAGAGCACTACCTCTTTCTTGCTGTGCCTTGCTCTTATCTTTTAATTGCTGTCTTACCTTACGAATTTTTAGAGCATCAATGTAGCGAAGTTCTAAAATTCCTTTCTTTGGATTGTCAAGATCAACTACTTTATGATAATGGATACGACCATCTACATACCATGTTCTAATAATTTCATGTGCTTTCTTGTCGAAACGTAGTAACTTTTTGATATAGTTAAACTCGTCTCTAATTTTGTTTTTGATGTTTACACCAACATCAAGATTAGATAATTCAATTTCTACAGGAGAATCATCTGCATCACTAACAACAAACTCATTGACAATTTCATCCACAGCAGAGTCACACTCTGGATGTAATGCCATATCTCTATAACGCTTGATCAGATCAAACTCGTTTCTATGAACCCCCTCAACATCAACATAGGTGCCAAAGTAACCGCCTGCGGCTACCATAGCACCATCATCTTGATTTGGAGGAACAGGAGATTGCCCCCTGTTCTCTCCATCTTTGTTAATTAAAAAACCAAATAATTGACTCATGATTAAAGTGTTTAGTAGTCGTTATCTACTATTTATCAAACGTCAGCATCAACTGGTAGACCAGATCTTGAACCGCCGATGTCTTCAGTTGTCCAGTATGAATACTGGAATTCAACCGAGAACTCTTCGATTTGATCGTTGCTGTCATAAGCAAGGTCAATCTGAGAAACATTGGTTGGGAATGCATACCAGAGTTTGTATGATCTGATATATGCAGCATTTCCTGGTTCAGATCCTTTCTCTAACTGGTGAACAAGAACATCTGCAGTATAACCAGAACTATTATCTGGAGTGATAAGATCTGCAGTGTTACCAGCATGACCGTTGATTGATTCCATCCACTGCTCAAATAGAGCACGGGTTCTCATATCCTTATCAACGATAAAGGTTGGTGACCATGTATCAAAGGTTCTGTCTCCAGCAATCTTTACCGTGCGACCACGGAAAGGAACTTCAATAACTCCTAAGTTAGAAGCAGGAAGTGCTGCTGACTTGCAAAGAAGGTTTGCTAATTCTTGATCTGTATTAGAAACAGTGGTCGCTTGATTACCACCAATTGCACTTGCTGGAAAGAATAGTTCCACTTGGAACATATTAGGCTTAACGCCTTGACCAACACTTGAAATGAAATCGCTAATTTTGCTTGATAGTGCCATTTGTTTTTACCTCTTAGTGTTTGTTTGTTATGAAAAATTATCGTCCGACAACTTCACTAAATGAAACACCTGTCTTCGTTGCGGTGAAGGTAATGGTAATGAAGTTAATTGAGCGAGTTGGTTTGATATAAATTTCAGCAACAAACTCATTTCTATCAATTACATCAGGGGTATTATTTGATTCGTCACATACAACTAAGAAGTCGGTAAGTCCTCTTCTTGATTGAACTTCGTTCAAGTATGAATTTAATGCACTTGAGAATGAAGCTCTTGTGGTCTCATCATTCTGTTCAAATAGAACCTGCTTAGCAAGTTCACCTGCTCTCTTCTCAACATTGAGGAATAGACGACGAACGTTAATTCTGTCGAATGCTGAAGGTGAAGCAAGAGCGGTCTTATCACCAAATAGGGTGATACCTTGACCAGGGAACGAAACAACTGGGTTGATTCTGTTCTGATAGAGTTCATCTCTATCTGCCTTGTTTGGATTGTATGCAAGTTTAACAGCGTTTCTTAGTGAACCTCTGTTAACACCAGCAGGTGAATACCAGTCATCAAGTGCAGCAGAAGTAGAAACACATAGACCAGCAATATCGCCATTACATGCTAACCAACGATACTTATCAGTAAAGCGATCATAGAAATACTTGTAACCGCTATCAAATACTGCGTATGAAGTAGAAGTGATTGTGCTGAAGAAAGCAATCGTATTGTCTCTTTGCTGAAGTGAAGTTAGTGCTCCACCAGTTCCGATTTGATTTCCTTTGTGAGGAGATACGAAAGCAACACAATCCTTTCTTGCTGCTGCGATAGCAACAACTTTGTTTGCCTTGATTTTTGTGTCCGACTCAAGAGCCATTGGACCACCCATGAGAACGAAGTCAATCTCTGTCTCTTCTGTATCAGCGAACTGATCATAAGCGTCAGAAATCTCAGCACCAGTGTAGGTGTAATCATCAACACCGCCAGTTAGTGCATCGGTATGAAGACCAACTAATCCAAGTGCTCCACTTAGACCAGTAGATGCTTGACCCCAGTTAAGACCATCAATAACTTCTCCAGGGTGACCGCCGTTATAGATTTGAGTTGACTGCTCGTTAATTACATCCTTGTAATAGATCTTCTCACCCTGAGCACCAGTTGCATCAGATAGTTTTGAAAGATAGGTTAATCTTTCAAGGATTGTATTTGCAGTTCCTGAGATAGCACCAGTTGTATCGATAACTGCTACGTGGATTTCATCGTAGGAAATTCCTCTATCAGCAGCGAACTGTGAAGTTCCAGGACGAGGACCGATCGAAGCAAGAGAAATGCCAGTTGAACCGATCTGAGTGTTTAGATACCAGTTTTGAACTGCGGTAACAGTTAGATCTGCAGCAGCAGCACCTGCTCCAGCAATACCATCGCCAGCAGCAATTAAGGAAGTTGGGTCATCAAGAACTACAGCAACGGTGTTGCCAGAGATTGATAGAACCTTACCAGTTTTACCGCTATCGAAAGTTAGAGTTGCACCAACTGCAGGTGCTGAATCAAAAGCAGCATCGAAAGTTACATACTGATCTGCACCTCTATCTACAACAACTACTGTTGCTGAGTTACCCCATGTGCCTGCGGTTCTTGCTACGAAATTTTCAGAACCACCTGCACCACCTTCCCAATCGGCATCGCTCTTAACGAGAACACCTTGAGTTGAACCTGCGTTCTTTAGTGATGTGGA